ATACTTGACTTAACTGATAAGTTTACTGAAGCGTACTTTGGTAGAAATAAAAGAGTTGAGATTGTAATTCCTGAATCAAAAAATACAGATGCTGTATCTCATTTGAAAGAATTACGTTCAACTATTGATTCGGAAAGAAACAATTATCCATCAGAGTTGCAAAACATTATGGATGAGATGCTTTCTTTAATAGACAAGATTTTATATTTATTAACTTTAAATTAATAGATTGTGGCTAAAATAAGTACATATCCTCAACCAAATCCACCTTCTCTAAGTGATTTTCTTATAGGTACAGATACAAGTGATGCTGATAATACAAAGAACTTTGAGATAGCGGATATACTTGCTTTATTAGGAAGTACATTTCAAACATTTGCTAATAACTCTGCTGCAATATCGGGAGGGTTAGCTGTTGGAACATTATATAAAACAGCAACAGGAGAAGTTAGGATTGTTGTTTAATAAAAAAATAATATAATGTCAAAAATATCTACCTATAGTTTGGCGGATACGCCATTGCAATTAAGCGATAGGTTGATAGGAACGGAAGCACCGAGACCTCAACCAACAGCTACTCCACTTGCTACGAAGAACTTTTCGTTAGGAGAGTTATTGCAATTATTCTCAGCTAATTTCCCTGCTGCTACACTACAAGCTGTATTAAATGCGGGGAATATTGCTACTCAGGATATGTTTATTACAGGTACAATTGATGTTACATTAATTAAACCTACTAATATTGAGGATATACTTGGAAGTCAAGGTACTAATTTTCAATTTTTAAGTAAAGCTACAACAGGTATTAATTGGGTAAATTTACCTGTAGATAATCTTCAAGCTGTACTTAATGCAGGTAATACTGCAACTCAAAATATAAACCTTACGGGTAATATTACTTCGACAAGAATTATACCGGGGAATATTCAAGACTATACTACAAGTATTGGAACAACAGGTCAAGTATTAACAAAGTCCACATCAGGTATTGTATGGTCTAATATTCCTACATCTTTAACTCCGGGATTGAATGATGTGTTGTTGGTTGGTAATACAGTTTATAGTGATATTTCTATTGTTTATCCTGACAATGGGATACTTTCTACATCTTATGGCAATGGATTTGCTTCATTTACCAATACAGGAAGTGGAGATTCAATGATATTTCAATGGTCAGGAATACGTTATCAAACACCAACTCCATCTATATTTACGGAAATTGGATTTACAACTCCTTCAAGTAATAATGCTATTTTATTTCCCGATGCTTCAGGAACCATTGCTTTAATAAGTGATATACCTGCTGCAATTACTTTAACCACTACAGGAACATCAGGTTCATCAACTTTAATAGCGGGAGTATTAAATGTACCAACATACACTTTATCGGGTTTAGGCGGCGTGCCAACAAGTAGAACACTTACTATAAACGGAACCGCTTATGATTTAACCGCGGATAGGTCTTGGAGTGTAGGAACAGTAACTTCTGTTACTGCAACAAGTCCTATAACATCTTCAGGAGGAACAACCCCGGTTATTTCCACATCTATGTCTACAAATAAACTTATTGGTAGAAGTACCGCAGGTACAGGTGTAATGGAAGAAATAACTATTGGTACAGGATTAACTTTATCAGGAGGAATATTAAATGGAAGTTCATCAGGAGTTACTTCAGTAGGGTTAACTATGCCAACTGCATTTACTGTAACAAATAGTCCTATAACTTCAAGTGGTGATATAGCCGTTACAGGCGCAGGATTAGTTTCACAATATGTTAGAGGAGATGGAACATTAGCCAATTTTCCAAATTCAACAGGAGGAGGCGCATCGGTTAATTATTACCTTAATGGTAGTGTTTCTCAAGGCACATTTGGAGGGGCTACTTATTATCAAATGAGTAAAACACCAATACTTGGAGCAGGTACTAATTTTATAAGAACAAATGGTGCAGGAAATGGATATATTGCATCATTCATAACTGATGCAGGAGACCCTTCATTTTTAAATATACCGGGTGGTAATTGGAATTTAGAATTTTATTTTCAAGCAAGCAGTGGTGGTGGAAGTCCACAATTTTATGGTGAAATTTACAAAGTTAGTGCAACAAATGTTTTTACACTTGTTGCAAGTGGTTCCGCAAATCCTGAAGGTATTACAAATGGTACAACTGTTGACCAATATTACACTTCAATTCCTGTACCACAAACTTCATTACTTATTACTGATAGAATAGCAATTCGTATTTATGTAATTACCGGTGGAAGGACTATTACACTGCATACAGAGAATGGAAATCTTTGTGAGGTTCTTACAACATTTACAACAGGGTTAACCGCTTTGAATGGGCTAACACAACAGGTACAATATCTTGCTGTTGGAACAGGAGCTACAAATTTTAATATATCATCAAGTGGTGATACACATACATTTAATCTATTATTCAATATAAGAAGGAATGCAAATAATTCTTCTAATAATAATATAAATTATAATGGATATGCTGTAACAGGTTCAGCAGAATCATCAGCAGTGTGGACAATAACAAGACTAACAATAGGTTCAAGTGGAAGTGTAACAATAGGTACTGCTACAAATGTGGCTTGGACAAATAGAGAATCAGTAATTTATACATAGAAATTATGCCAATAACATCAACACACCCGATAGTAAAAGATGGAATAGAATATCCATATTTTTTAGTTAATTTAGCAATCAGTCCTTTAGTTCAAGAAACAACTATAGGTGCAAGTTGTGCTATGAAGTTAACACCTTATAGAGTAAAAGAAGATGGTACATTTGAAATGTTACCTGATGATGCAATACCATTTAGTTATTTAGATGTTTTTACAGCAGGAGACATTGACTTGTTGAAAGCAACTGAAACTATAATGGGTGCAATACAAGATTTTATAATTGCTAAAAATATTTAATTATGGCAAATGTTTATGCAGTAGCAAGTGGGAATTGGAGCAATACAGCTATTTGGAATACAGGTTCTTTGCCTACGAGTGCAGACGTTGTATATGCTAATAATTTTAATGTTAATGTAGATACAAATTTTACAATATTAGGTTTATCTTCTACTGCTACTACAGGAATAACAGCAGGAGGTACATTTACATTTAATACAGCAGGTGTTACAGGCACGGTTACAGGAGGGAATGTTACGATGAATCCTGCGGGTACATCGTTTATTTTAATAACTGCTACAACAGGAACAGTTACATTTAATGCTTCCACCGCAATTATATCCTCTGCAAACGTAACAAATGTTAATATGTTTAATTATACAGGTGCTTGCAACTTTACAATGTCCTGTGTAAGTTTAAGATGCAATGTTTCTGTTGGAAACCCGGCATACGGATTATATAAATCTTCTGCAGGCGTTTTGACATTCTCAGGTGATGTTTATGGTGGAAATAACAACAATAACCAACACGGAATGTACATTACACAAGGGGTTGTAAATATAATAGGTAGTGTATATTGTGTTGCTGCAAAGGGAATCACTCAATTATCAGGAACTTTAAATATAACAGGAAATGTTACAGGGTCAACAAGTGGGGGAGGTGCAAATGCTACCGGATTAGATATAACAAGTACAAATTGCACTATTGTAGGTAATTTATATGGTTCAAATACAGCGGGTTCAACAAGTTGGGTTGCAGTAGCAACAAACGCAAACTGTATAGTTAATGTTACGGGAAATTGTATAGGGGGATTAACTTCACCGGCTATTGGATTAAATAATGCAACAAGCACAATAAATGTAACAGGAAATGTAACAGGGGGAAGTCAAGTTGTAGGGGTTAATGTTAATGCAGGAAATTTGAATATAACAGGTGTTATTACAGGTGGAACTGCTGCAACAGCAGGGGGCGCATCGACAAGTGGAACAGGAACTCTAAATCATATTGGAACAGCTCAAGCGTCAGCATTTGGTAGCGCATTAGTAGGAGGTGCTCCTACAGCAAATTTAATAGCTACAGGGCCTTTTTTAAGAAATGGATATATAGTAGCTGTTGCAAGTCAAAGTTTAAAAATTAACTCTGCTTACAATCCATATTTTGAGTTTAGAAAATCTGATGCAACAAATGTTACTTATGTAGACCAATCAACATTGAATTTTCCTGCTGTAGGTAATGTTAGATTAGGAACTACTTATGCTTCAGGTTTATATACAGGAACTTTAAATGTCCCTACTCCTGCTCAAGTTTTAGCAGGTATTCCTGTTGATAATACAGTTGGTACTTTATTAATGAGTCCGTCTGATTTTTGGAATTATTTAATAGCAAGTGGTTTTACCGCAGGAAGTATAGGGGAAAGATTACAAAATTCATCAACAGTTGCTACAACAGGAGCTCAGATAGCAGCTTATAATATTTAATCAAATGGATATAAGAAAAATATCAATCGGACCTGACTATAAAAGTGGTGCTATGCACTACATAGTTGGTCAAAAAATATTAGGAGATTCTAACGAAATTCATCTAATTAAATACGATACGAAAAAACAATCTATAAAAATTTACATTATTAATCAAAAAAATGAGGTAGTTTTGTGGAAAGAGTTTACCTTTACGGTTCCAATTTCAATCGAATTTAATATAGATTTTTAATGAAATCACCTTTTTATTTTATAGCTAAGCCTAAAAATGGGAAAAGGTACGACAATACAAAAGACATAGCGGGGATTGAATTTATAATTAGTTCTTCAGAAGAAGACCATAAATTCTCAAACAGATATGCTGAGGTTGTAGAAGTACCATTAGGTTATACCGGTCCTATAGAGATAGGAGATACACTTCTTGTGCACCATAATGCTTTTAAGTATTATAACGATATGAGAGGTCGTCAAAAAAGTGGTAAGAGTTTTTTTAAAGATGACCTATTCTTTATTGAAACCGACCAATTCTTTATGTATAAGAAGAAAGATAAATGGTTTGCATACGATAAGTATTGTTTTGTAAAACCAATTCCTGCAATTGAATCCTACATCAAAAAACCTTTTAAAGAAGAACCATTAATGGGAGTAATGGTTTATCCAAATGATTACTTATTAAGTCAAGGTATTGATTCGGGAGATACTATATGCTTCAAGCCGGATAGTGAATATGAGTTTACTATAGAAGGAGAAAAGATGTATAGAATGTATGACCATCAAATAACTATGAAGCTATGATAAATGTTGTAGATGATTTTTTAGAAGAAAACATTTATGAATCAGTTTATCAGCATTTATCTGATAATGAATTTGTAAAAGTAGAAGTAGGAGATAAACCTTTTTGGGTGCAATATACTAATGAAGAGTTTGATAATTTAATTCTTGACAAGCTAAGTAAGATAGATGGAGTAAAAAGAGAATGCTTATTAGGATTCTTTAGAGTTGCTACAGAAGAATTAGATACTGATTGGAGAATACACGCAGACTCAAAAGTAGGCGATATTAGGCCCGAAAGAGCTTTAGTACTATATATATCTCCATCAACAAAAGAAGGCCTTCACGGGACTGCTTTTTGGAAGCATAAAGAGATGGGTTATAAAATGCCTGAAGATACTTCTGATGAAGAAGCAAATAGATTTCTTTTAGAGGAAGCAAACAATTTAGATAATTGGGAATTACATTCTGTTGTTGGTTATAGACCTAATAGGGCAGTTATGTATCCTTCAGTTTATTTTCATAGTAAATATCCAAATACAGGTTGGAAAGAAGGAAGAATGGTTTATGTAATGTTTTATAGATAACTTATGAGTACAAAAGACATAAAACTAAAGATTATAGCAGCAGGACATAAAGCTGTAGAAGAATTAATCAAAGTCGCTGAGGACTCTATATTGGACCCAAATAGCGAAGGAGATGATTTAGCTGCTGACAAACTAAAGAATGCAGCAGCAACAAAGAAATTAGCGATATTCGATGCATTTGAAATTCTAAATAGAATTGAAGCTGAAAAGGAAAGCATTGAGTTATCTGAAAAAGGTGGAAGTCGAACTGATACAAGACAAGGTTTTGCAGAAAGAAGGTCAAGATAAATTATATACTGTAGTCAATGACTATATTGCTAAAGGAGTTATTTCTAATAAAAATAGAAATAGGTCTTGGGCGTATGGCTATAATGACCAATACGATGTTGTAGTAATATCAAAGACAGGTCAAATTGGAGACATTATTAATGTATCAGGTCTTCATATTGCTATACCGCCTGCTCCTGAAAAGTGTTTTCAAACAAGTTCAAGTAAAGCTGAACAATATTGGGAAAGACAACCGATACCTAAACCTTTAGAAAAAATACAATCTATATTCCAATGGAATGAAATGCCTTCTGAATTTAAAAACAGATGGGTTGATTATATTGAGCAAGAGTTTGATTATAGAGAGCAAGGATATTGGTTTATGAATAACGGAGTTAAAACCTATATAACCGGCTCTCATTATATGTATCTACAATGGTCAAGTATTGATGTTGGTTATCCTGACTTCCGTGAAGCTAATAGAATCTATTGGTTGTTTTGGGAAGCTTGTAAAGCAGATGAGCGTAGCTTTGGTATGATATACCTTAAGATTAGACGTTCAGGATTCTCTTTTATGTCTTCGTCTGAGGCTGTAAATATAGGAACACTTGCTAAAGATTCAAGGATTGGTATTTTGTCTAAGACAGGAGCCGATGCTAAAAAAATGTTTACAGATAAGGTTGTGCCTATAAATAGTAGACTTCCTTTCTTCTTTAAACCAATTATGGATGGTATGGATAAACCTAAGACAGAGTTAGCGTTTAGGGTTCCTGCATCTAAGATTACAAAGAAGAATATGTACGAATCTGATGCTGAAATAATTGAAGGATTAGATACATCAATAGATTGGAAGAATACAGAAGATAACTCTTATGATGGGGAAAAACTTCTATTTTTAGCTCACGATGAGTGTTATGCACCTGAAACATCAATATTAATGTCGGATTGGACTTTTAAAAAAATAAAAGACATAAAACAAGGAGACGAGGTATTTGTTGAGGGAGGTATTAAAAAAACAGTAGTAGCTAAGACAGAAGGAAATACTGATACTTATTTAATAAAACAACCATACGGAGAAGATTATGTGGTTACAGAAAATCATAGATTGGTTTTAAATGAGTATAATAAAGGAGAGATAGTATTGACGGCTAAAGAGTATTTTAATAGCTCTAAATATAGGAAACAACATATAACAAGAGTCGTGTCTAAAGGGATAGAATCTGAAGATGTATTTCAAGGTATACCTCCATACTTACTTGGACTATGGCTTGGCGATGGTAGAAAAAAAGCTTTCACTATACTTGTTAATAAGGAAGAAGAGCCTGAGTTATTGCATTATTTAGGTATGATTGCTCAAATGAAAAACATACCTTTTGAGCTTAAAAAATCAGACTGTCCTAAAATTGTTGAATTTGCTTTTAAAGGAATAAACCAATCTCTAAGAGATATAGGTGTTTATAATAACAAACACGTTCCTGAGCAATATATGAAATCTTCTATAGAAACAAGATTACAATTATTAGCCGGACTTATAGATTCCGATGGTTACTCTAATAAAAAGAAAAACATCATAGAGTTTGGAATGAGTAAAAAACATATAATTGAATCTATTAGGTTTATTGCTTTATCTTGTGGATTATCTTGCTCTAATGTGAAGCATCGTAAAAGTAACTACAGTACTGATACATATAAAGTTTCAATTTCAGGAAACCTTTCAATGATACCTATTATTACGAAGAAGAAATCATTTGATGGGTATGTTCCAAAAACAAGAGGAAGAAGAAATAAAGTTAGTATTGAATATATTGGAAAAGGAGATTATGTAGGTATACAAGTAAATGGAAACAATGATAATGAAAGGAAGTTAATACTATCTGACTTTACTTTAAGTTTAAATAGTGGCAAATGGACTAAGCCAAATAATATTAAAGAAAATTGGCGAGTAACCAAAACCTGTTTAAGATTAGGTTCTAAAATCATTGGTAAGTGTATGATGGGTTCAACCTCAAATGCTTTATCAAAAGGAGGTCAGAACTATAAAGATATGTATGAGGATTCTAATGTATTAATTAGAAATGCCAACGGTCAAACTAAATCAGGATTGTACTCTTTATTTATTCCTATGGAATGGAATATGGAGGGATTCATAGATAAATACGGTATGCCTATTTTCTATAAGCCTGTTGAGCCTATAAAAGGTGTAGACGGAGGTATGATTAAGAATGGTGCTGTCGATTATTGGGAAGCAGAGGTTGACTCTTTGAAGAATGATGCTGATGCGTTAAATGAGTTCTATCGTCAGTTTCCAAGAACAGAGTCTCACGCATTTAGAGATGAAAGTAAGCAATCTTTATTTAACCTTACAAAGATATACCAACAAATAGATTATAATGACTCTCTTATAAAAGAGCATTATGTTACAAGAGGTTCTTTTCATTGGCAGGATGGTATTAAAGATACTAAAGTTATTTTTACTCCCGATAACAAAGGAAGGTTCTTAGTTAGTTGGACTCCTGCAAAACACTTGCAGAATAATGTACATATACGAAATGGAGTTAAACATCCGGGAAATGAACACATAGGGTCATTTGGGTGTGACTCTTATGATATATCAGCAGTAGTTGGTGGTAGAGGGTCTAATGGTTCTCTTCACGGACTTACTAAGTTTAATATGGATGATGCACCTTCCAATGAGTTTTTCTTAGAATACATAGCAAGACCTCAGACAGCTGAGATATTTTTCGAAGAAGTTCTTATGGCTTGTGTATTCTATGGTATGCCTATTTTAATTGAGAACAACAAACCTCGATTACTATACCATTTTAAAAATAGAGGTTACAGACAATACTGTCTAAACAGACCTGATAAACAATATAATAAGTTAACAAAAACAGAACGAGAACTTGGAGGAATACCTAACTCATCTGAAGATGTTAAACAATCTCACGCTTCTGCGATTGAGTCTTACATAGAGAAGCATATAGGTTTTGATATGGCAGGTAATTATAGAGACCCTGACCAAATAGGCAATATGCCTTTTACGAGAACATTAGAGGATTGGGCTAAGTTTGATATAAACGATAGAACAAAATTTGATGCCTCTATTAGTTCAGGATTAGCTATTATGGCTAACCAAAAGCATTTATATATGCCGGAGAAAAAAGATTCAAAAATTATTATTAACTTCGCAAGGTATTCTAATGATGGTTCAACAAGTCAATTAATTAAATGAAAAACATAACAATAGATATTACATCGTCAGTATTTCCAAGTCAGTTAGCTACTGATGCGGAAAAAGCGTCTCCTCAATTTGGTTTACAAGTTGGTCAAGCTATTCAGTACGAATGGTTCAGAAAAGACGGAAATAATTGTAGATATTATAGCCAATGGAGGGAGTTTAACAGGTTAAGGCTCTATGCGAGAGGAGAACAGCCTGTTGCTAAATACAAAAATGAATTAGCTATTGATGGAGATTTATCCTATCTAAATTTAGATTGGACTCCTGTTCCAATCATTCCTAAATTTGTTGATATTGTTGTAAACGGTATGTCAGATAGATTGTTTAAAGTTAAGGCATACGCACAAGATGCAATGTCTCAAGCTAAGAGAAGCAAGTATCAAGAAATGATGGAGTCTCAAGTAGCAGGTAAACAAATCTTATCTCAAATAAAAGAGCTTTCAGGTGTTGACCCTTTTATTATGGACCCTGACAAACTTCCTAATAGTGATGAAGAATTATCATTATATATGCAGCTTAACTATAAGCCTGCTATTGAGATAGCTGAGGAAGAAGCTATTAATACAATGTTTGAAGAAAACCATTATGACAATATTAGAAAAAGAATTGATTATGACGCTACTGTAATTGGTATCGGAATAGCTAAACACGAATTTCTTCAAGGTTCAGGTGTACAGATTTCTTATGTTGACCCTGCTAATGTTGTTTACTCTTATACAGAGGACCCATACTTTAGAGATTGTTTCTATTGGGGAGAAATTAAAACGCTTCCTATTACAGAGTTAATGAAGATAGACCCTACTTTAACAAAAGAAGACCTTCAAGAAATTACACAATATAGCCAACAATGGTACGATTATTATAATGTTGCTCAATTTTATGAGAATAGTGTATTCTCAAGAGATACAGCTACATTAATGTATTTCAATTATAAAACTACGAAAAAAATTGTTTACAAGAAAAAAATTCTTGATAACGGAGCTACTCGTATGATTGAGAAAGATGATACTTTCAATCCTCCTACAGAAATGATGGAAGAAGGTAACTTCGAAAAGATTGAAAAAACAATTGATGTTTGGTATGAAGGAGTTATGGTTATGGGGACCAATATTCTTTTAAAATGGGACTTATCTAAAAATATGGTAAGACCAAAATCAGCATCTCAACACGCAATACCAAATTATGTTGCTGCAGCACCTCGTATGTATAAAGGAGTAATTGAGTCTTTAGTAAGAAGAATGATTCCTTTTGCAGACCTTATCCAAATAACACATTTAAAACTACAACAAGTAATTAATAGAACAGTTCCTGATGGGGTGTTTATTGATGCAGATGGTTTAAATGAAGTTGACTTAGGTACAGGAGCAGCATACAATCCTGAAGATGCATTAAGATTATACTTCCAAACAGGTTCTGTTATTGGTCGTAGTTATACTCAAGATGGAGACTTCAATAATGCAAGAGTTCCTATTACTCAATTAACTTCTAATTCAGGTGCTTCTAAAACGCAAATGCTTTTATCTAATTATAATCATTATATGGATATGATTAGGTCAGTAACCGGATTAAACGAAGCAAGAGATGGTTCTATGCCTGACCCTAACTCTTTAGTTGGTGTTCAGAAGTTGGCAGCATTAAATTCAAATACAGCTACAAGACATATCTTAGAGGGAAGTTTATTCGTTTATAGAACATTAGCTGAAGCTTTGACTTATAGAATTGCAGATATATTAGAATATTCTGACTTTAAAGAAGACTTCATTAATAAGATAGGTAGATTCAATGTTTCTATCTTAAATGATATTAAAGAACTTTATATTTATGATTTTGGTATTTTTATTGAGGTTTCTCCTGATGAAGAACAAAAAGCTCAACTTGAAGCTAATATTCAAATGGCATTATCTAAAGGAGATATTAACCTTGAAGATGCAATTGATATTCGTGAGATTAAAAACCTTAAACTTGCGAATCAATTATTGAAACTTAAGAGAGTTAAGAAGCAAGAGCGTGAAGAGCAAATGAAGATGCAACAGCAAGCTATGACTGCTCAACAACAATTGAAGTCTCAGGAGATGGCAGGTCAAATAGCAACGGAGAAAATGCAGATAGAGCTTCAAACAAAAATGCAATTAAAACAAGCTGAGATTGCTTTTGACATACAGTTATTAGAAAGAGAAGCTCAAATGAAATCTGACCTTATGGCTCAAGAGTTTAGCTATAATCAGCAATTAAAAGGTATTGAAGTTGAAACACTTAGTGCTCGTGAGAAAGAAAGAGAAGATGCTAAAGCTAAAAGAATAAGCCAACAAAATACAGAGCAATCAAAGTTAATAAATCAACGTAAAAATAACCTACCTCCGTTGAATTTTGAATCAAATGAGGATAGCTTAGATGGGTTTGACTTAGGAGAATTCGAGCCTCGATAAAATATAAACATTTTTGTTTACATTTGTAAAAAATTAAATCAAATTAAAATCAAATAAAATGGAATTAAAAGTAAGAGCCTTAGATGGTACTGAAGAAAAAGGGATTGCTCAAGTAGAACAAGAATTACTTGATAAACACGAGCAGCAGTTTACAGATATTAGTAATCAACAACAACAAGTTGATGAACCGCAGTTTGATGAACCTGTTGTGGATACACCACAAGTAAACACATCAACCGCATACGATGATAGTTCGGATGAGTTATCAGAAGAAAAAGTTCTTTCATATATTGGTAAAAAATATAACAAAGAAATTAAATCGTTTGACGATTTAATGGCTGAAAGAAAAGAATCAATTGACTTGCCTGAAGATGTTGCTACTTATTTAAGATATAAGCAAGAAACAGGTAGAGGGATTGATGACTTTATGAAGCTAAACAAAGATGTAGATTCTATGGAACCTGAAACTCTTTTAAGAGAGTATCTTTCTTCCACTCAAGATGGTCTTGATGCAGAAGATATAGAAGTCTTGATGGATGACTATAGATATGACGAAGACCTTGATGATGAATCTACAATCAGAAAAATTAAGTTAGAAACCAAAAAGGCTGTTGCCCAAGCTAAGAAGTTTTTTAATTCTCAAAAAGAAAAATACAAAGTGCCACTTGAGTCAAGTGTCCCACTTATTTCTGAAGAAGAGAAAGAAAACTACGAAAGCTATAAGCAATATACCAAAGAGGCTAAGACTATTGAAGAAGAAAACGAGAGAAAAAGAAATTGGTTTGAACAAAAAACCCAAGAAGTTTTCAGTGACGAGTTCAAAGGTTTTGAATTTGCAATTGATGACAAGAAGATTACTTTTAATCCCGCAGACCGAAATGAATTGAAAAAATTACAATCTAATCCTGCAAACTTTGTAAATAAGTTTTTGGATGAACAAGGTTTAATTAAAGATGCAGTAGGTTATCATAAGTCATTAG